AAATCGGGCACAATCGCCATATTCTGCATCCCGAGGTATTCCCCAAGCTGCTCGATAATGCTCTTTCCTTCCGCCGCAAGGGTCTTGGCCTTGGCGTCATGCGGCAAAAAATGCTTCTCATAGTGATACGGCTTGTCCGTAACGATCTTGGACAGTTCCTTGACCCCCTTGCCGCTCACGGCATGGTAGTCGATCACATGAATTTCGTTCCTTAGCACCTGATACCACCAGATTGCGGTATCATCGCGGTATCCCAAGTCCCAAGCCGTGAACGTCGGCAGGCTAGGATCATAGTCTACCTTGCCAATGCGCTTTTCTTCCGCCGCAACACGCATCTCAACGCCGTAAAACGCGCCAAGAATCGCCGCCTCAAAGCTGCATTCGTATTCCTGCTCATACTGGTCCTGCGACAACTGCCTTCGGTTGTCGTCAAGTTCCGTCTCAGGCAGGATTCCGCTTTCCGACGCCTTTAGGATCAGGTGAAACCACTCTTTCGGGTTCATCCTGGCGGTCTGCAACACTTCCCAAAACTGATTCTTGCCCTTGGGTGTGCCCCCAAACACCGCCCAGCCCTGCTTATCCGACAAAGCAGGACGAATGACGTTACCCCAAACACTCGGTTTGAAGTCGCCATACTCGTCCATATAGACGCCATCAAAGCCAAGACCGCGCATGGCGTCGGCGTTGTCCGCCCCAAACAGCCGAATCCGGCTGCCATTGATCAAGTCCACCTGAAGTTCGGCCTCGTTGGCCTGCTTGATCAGCGGCCTTGCATACCGCTTCATGTAGTCCCATGAAATCGACTTGGCCTGACTGCGATACGGGGCCACATAGCCATACAGCCCCGTGCCAGACGTATTCAGCGCCGCGTTCTTGATGATCTCATTGACTGCCGCGACGGTCTTGCCCGCCCGCCGATGCGCCACAAGGCATGACCAGCGCTGCTTGCGATTGTGGAACGGAAGGAACGCTTTTCTAGGGGCGTATTCCAGGACTACTTCGCGTCGGTTGACCACTTGATCGACAACTCCACCGGCCCCTCATCCGCGCCCGTATGCTCCTGCCGGGCCAGCTTGGGCACATAGAATTCCAGAAGGTCCGTGAAACAGCTATACGCGACCTTGGGGCCGTCGCGGACGTAAATCTCGTCCAGCCATTCCTCAAGCTTGTAGGAATTGCGTCCAACGAAGTCGGCAATGTTCTGGCGAACCTTTTGCAGTTCCGCTTTGGGGGGTCTGCCGCCCTTGCCGTGATTGACCTTGAACTTTGTCATGAGGGTTAGATAGCGGGGATTTGAGTAACGTGCAAGTGTTGCGTTATGTGCAACATTGCGAAATGGCAAAAAATTTGTGGGGAGGGGCGGATAACGATAGCGACACCCCCCAACCGGGTCGGACCCCGGGGGGGGCCTTGTCCCACAATAGCACACACCCCCGATCCCGCACGAATTCACGCCTGGGCGTGGCTTGCGTGGCCTAGCTAGCGCATGGGGCTCACGTAGCTGCATAGCCTAGCTAGCGTACGCAAGGCGAGCGCGTCACGCCTCGCCCCGCACGGCTAGGCGCGCGCATGGCATGGCTCACACAAGGCTATGCATGGGCATAGGCCCCGGCGGGTAATGGGGCGCAATGAAAAGCCCCGCCGGTTATGGCGGGGCTGGTATGGGGTGGATTGTGGGGGCAGCTAGGCCCTGGACGCTTGAGCAATAGTCCAGTATGCAAATTGGCCCTCTAACGCCACAAGACGTCGACATTCCGCCTCGTCCATTTCTTCAGTCCGAACCGTGGCGCGAGGATAATCTCGCGCCCAGAATTTGCGTTGCTCAACCATTCGGGCGCGCATGGTTGAGTGCGCCTCGCAATATGCTTTGGCGTAGGAATTAATAACCGCCTTACGGCCGTCAAACTCGATTGTGTTCACATAAAGCGTCATGTCTCTCTCTCCTCTAAATGACGCAATCACCATGCCCGATAGCCGCGACACCTGCAACACCTAATATCGCATTTTCTGCAATATCGCGGGGCCTCAAGATGGACGCCAGCGAGGGTCGCCTGGGCATGCTCCTGACCCATCCAACACGGGTCTAAATCCATGCCCGTTACATGCCGTGACAAACAGGACAAACACCCCCTTATAGGGGGGTGTATTTGTGTCACGCTTGGACGTAGCGCTACAAAACGGACAAATGAGGCCCTTTTTCTTCAATAAAATCAATGGGGCAAAAATACATAGCGTGACAAAATGAACAAATTTGATTTGTAACGCCATGTCGCGAGGACTTAACGCAAACGTGCCTGGATTGGGCGGTTTGGGGGATCGTTTGCGGGGGCGGGCGCATCCCTCATCCCCCGCCTATAGCCCTCAGCGCGGAATAGCATAAAGATATCTTTATGTTATCTATTTCCGATAATCCCGAATAACACCCGGATAAAACCGATTTGTTGCAAATCACACAATCCCCACCTATCCGCTAGGAATTACGCGCAACAAAAAGCCCGACACAATGGCCGGGCTAGTCCGTCTCGATTGTGTCCAGGGTTAGGCGAGCTCTGCCAATTCGGCCCGCAATTCATCCAAGGTCATTTCAGGCTGAGACGGAAAGCGGCTGGCATGTTCGCGCATCAACTCTCCTAGCATATGCCTGCTAATGAATTCCCAGTTTTGCAGGTCAATCTTTTTTTGCTTAGACCGGCAAATCGCGGCGAGTCCGCTTGCCGTGTCAATTTGCTGAATGAGCGCCCCCATCCAAGCCTCCAAGGCTTCAACGGTTATCAGTTCAGGGCGTCCGGGCCATTTGTTTTGCATCTTAGTCATGTCGCTTTCTCCTCTATCGACGCCGCAACCCTATCACCCTCGCAACCCCCGTCAATCCACATAATTCCACTTTTTTGCAATTATCCCCATTGCAATTACAAATCGCCTAGGGCATGGTCTGGACATAGGCCAATCACGGCCAGGACGGAGAGAGATGCAATGTTCACTGTTAACGTCACCTTCAAGCATTTGAACCCCAATGCGGACACGATCTGGAACCGCCTTGCGCGTGAATTGGGGCGCGAGCCCACAAACGCGGAAGCTACGGCGGAAGTTAAGCGCATCTTATCGGAGGCCCGCCGCTCGCGGGCCTAACCCCCAACCCATCGCCGACAACCGGCCCAGGGCGGGAGCGCATAGCGTGGCCCGCCTTAAGGCATGCAACATAGGAGATTGCACAATGACCAACACACAACACACGCCGGGGCCTTGCATGACCCGCGCTGAAGCAGCTCGCGCCCTGATCGCCTACGGCTTCTCAGCCTTCAAGGCGCACGAAATCGCCCTGGACTATGAGCGCGGCGACAAATACGCCGCCGCCTTCGTCCAGATCGCCGCCAACAACCACCCGCCCGATCCCGGCCCGCTGGCCGACGTGACTGCATAGGAGAACGACCGATGACCCGCCTAATCCGCCTCGCCCTCGAAGCCGTCCTAACCGCCGCCGCGTTTACCGCGCTGGCATGGCTCCTGATCGCCCTAGCCGCTATAGGGGGTGCACCATGAAGCCCCGCCAGCGCATCCCGTCGCGTATTGATCTCATCAACGCGATAGACGAGGCTGAGACGTTCGGAGATATCGGTCGCGGCATGTCCGCCAGCCTCTACACCTTGGCCGATAGCCTGCCAGACACCGTGCTTGCATCGTTCGCGCGCCGCACCCTGGAGGCTCATAGGAACATGCGGGGCGACCTGCCCAAAACTAATTTCATTTTTTCGCAAAAAGGGGGTTGAATAACGAATCACCCTGGTTCATAGTCTGGTCATGGGGCGGCGGGCTTAGACCAGCCCGCGCGATGTCCCCTCCCCCTCTCCGGGGCTGGGCTGTCCAGATCAGGAGGCGAGCCGGGGCGCTTCCCCCGGCGCTCTTGAGGAGAAAGAGCAATGTTCAAAAACCCCTGGTTCCTTACCGCCATCGCTTGGTTCGTCGTTAGTTACGCCGTCATGGCGTTCGGATCGCCCGCGATGGAAAGCATCCTCCGTAATATCTCCCCTTGGCTTTTCGGGGCGTGGATCTGGACTGGAGTGAACCGTTGGATGAAATCCACCTAATCCAAGGTTGATTTGTAATTCACCCCGGTATACCGTCAATCATCGCTTAGAGGAGAAAACGCGATGTCTACCGAAACCAACCACGCCCGCGACAACGCTCAAGCCTGGGCGCAAACGATTGCCGACATGGTGGCGGCGCTTGAGGCGACGGAGAACG